CGTTACGGTGAAGAACATAAAGAAGTTTATGAAATCGAAACTTCTGAGCGTTCTTTTGAAGAAGAAACAAAACTGTCAGGCTTCTCAGCTGCTCCAGTCAAAAACGAAGGTCAAGCCATCGCTTATGACAACGGACAAGAAGCATGGACAGCTCGTTATAACCACGAAACTATCGCTCTTGGTTTCAGCTTAACTGAAGAGGCAATCGAAGATAACTTGTACGATTCTCTCTCTGGTCGCTATACCAAAGCTTTGGCTCGTGCAATGGCTTACACCAAACAGGTTAAGGCTGCTGCTGTATTAAACAACGGTTTCAATAGCCAATTCACTTATGGTGACGGTCAGCCTTTGTTCTCTACTGCACACCCATTAATCTCTGGCGGTGTTAACGCCAACACTCCATCAACTCCTGCTGACTTGAACGAAACTGCATTGGAAAATGCTGTTATTCAAATCGCTGCATGGACTGATGAGCGTGGTTTATTAATTGCTGCAAAACCGAAGAAGTTGATTGTTCCACCTGCACTCCAGTTCGTAGCAACTCGTTTGTTAGATACTGAACTTCGTGTTGGTACAAACAACAACGACATCAACGCAATTAAGAACAACGGTTCTGTTCCAGAAGGTTATGCAATTAACCACTTCTTGACAGCAACTAATGCATGGTTCTTGACTACTGATGTTCCTAACGGTCTTAAGATGTTCGTAAGAACACCTTTACAGAACTCAATGGATGGTGACTTCGATACAGGTAACGTACGTTACAAGTCTCGTGAGCGTTATTCTTTTGGTGTCTCTGATCCATTAGGTATCTACGGTTCTTACTAAGGTTATTTCCTTTGTGAGAGGACTTGTCCCCAGCCTAAAAACTGGGGATTTTTTTATAAAAAAGATTGCACAAATTTATAGAAGTAGTAAACTAATGATTACTGGGTGATCAACTATTCCACTACTGCCCCAGCAGACAATGCAATGATCGGAATAGTTACTTTTGCATAAGGAGACCATTATGGGTCGTAGTACATTTGAAGGACCAATTTTATCTGGTGACAATCGTTTTGGACCACAACGTGACGTTGGTCCAGCTTTGTTAGCACAACAAGCATTTTTAGATTTCTCTGTAACTTCACCTGGTGCAAGTTATGGTGGTGGATCTGGTGTATTTGTTAGTTCAAATAACATTCCTAACTCAGCTGCTGTTATTTATACTCCACAAAATGGTTCATATAGCACATCAGGACCAACAGTCGCTTCAGCTCCTACAGCCGATGCAACAACAACTGTTTATCGTGGCGTATCTTTTTTAATTCCACAAGGTTCAAACATTACTGATGTAATTTTGGATATTGGAACAATTCCTAAAGATTCAGCTGGAACACCTTTAGCTGTAACTGCAATTCAACCATATGTTTCTAATAACTTTGCAACTTCTACTGGCGTATACGCAACATTTGCTAATATTTCTAGCCCAGCTGCACAGCGTTATACGGCAACATTTGTTGGAACGCAATTAGATTATGCTTATGGTACATTGCAAGACGTTCAAAATATTCAACCAGGTCAGCAACCTTCATGGTTTAGTCAAGTTGTAGTTACTTTAAAAATGACTACTTCCGTTGCTGGTTTGTCTTCTGGTCAAGTTGCTATTACATTAAAGTATGCACAACAAGACATGAATATTGGTAATGCTACAACTTACCCATACGGTAACTTTGACTAATTAATCCGATAGGGGGCTACGGTCCCCTTTTTAAAATTTTAGGAGATTAATATGGCACAAAGCCCAAATGGAATACCAAGTACCAATAATTCGGTAATGTCTATCACTCGTTCTGCGAGAACAGAGCCATTTGATTTACAAGTTTCTCGTGGTCAGATTGCTGGGCATCAAACATTAAGTCTATTTGGATATCAATCTGCAGTAGGTAATACACAAATTCCTGTTTGGGAAAATGCTACTACTTATACATATCCAGCTTCAGCTGCAACTGTAACTGTGGCTAGTTCTTCAACATCCGATGTAGCTCCAGCAGCCGTACAAATTAACGGACTTGATGCAAACTTTAATCCAATATCTGAAATAATTGTTTTAACTGGTCAAACAGGTGTTGTTAGTTCTAATAAATATTTGCGTGTAAACAGCATGCTTATGGTTGGAGTTGCTTCTGGTCAGACTTCAAATGCTGGAATAATTACTGCTAAAAATGCTGGTGCAACTGCAACTTATGCACAGATAAATACTGGCATTGGTAAATCACAAAGCACAATCTATACTGTGCCAGCAGGATTTTCATTCTATTTAGACTTTGCTGAAGTAAATACATCGAATAGTTATACATCATCAAACATTGTTACTTATTCTGTACAAGCAATTAATAACGTAACTGGCGTGAAATTAAATGTGTTACAACAGCCATTTGTTTCTATTTACACAGCCAATAGATCTTCTGATCCATTTATTTATACAGAAAAAACGGATATTCAATGGCAGTTAGTAACAAGTACAGCAACGACTATTGCAGCTGGCGTTATTATTGCTGGCAAACTAATTTCTAATGGTATCTAATCATGGCTACGACACCAGCTTGGCAACGTAAAGAAGGTAAAAATCCTAGTGGTGGTTTGAATGCCAAAGGAAGAGCTTCTTATAACAAAGAGCATGGTGCACATTTAAAAGCTCCACAACCAGAAGGTGGCAGCCGTAAAAAGTCCTTCTGTGCTCGCATGGAAGGAATGAAGAAGCGTTTAACAAGTGCTGAAACTGCAAATGATCCTAATTCAAGAATCAACAAAAGTTTAAGGAAGTGGAAATGTTAAATGATGCAATAATGCCATTTTGGAATGCAGTATTAACTATACTTATTGCAATCGTTGGTTTTATAATGAAAGAAAAATTTCACGAGTTAGATCGTTTGAATATTTTATTAAACAAGACTCGTGAAGAAGTTGCTCGTGATACAGTAACACAAGCTGAATTAAGTAAGATTATGGACCACATCGATACGAGATTTAATCGTTTGGAAGATAAAATTAACGAATTAATACGAGGTAGTAATGCCAAGTCATAGTAAAAAACAGCATGATTTTATGGAGGCAATAGCCCATTCCAAGGCGTTTGCTGATAAGGTTCACATTCCACAAAGGGTGGGGCGTGATTTTGTAGAAGCCGATAAAGGCAAACATTTTAAAAAAGGTGGAATCAATATGGCAACGATGAAAAAACGTAGTGTGAACCCAGCGATGGCAATGATGGCAGCAAGAGCAATGGGAAATCCCCCAGCTCCAATGGCTCCTCCAGCACCTCCAATGGGTGCTCCAATGGCTGGTGGAATGAAACATGGTGGCTTATCTAAAGCTCATCATAAGCATTTAGCTCATCACCATTTAGCAATGGCTGAACATCATATGGCTCAACATGAAGGTCATCATAAAATGAAAAAGATGGCTCACGGTGGTGCAACTCATCACGAAAGTGAAAAGATGCATGAAATGAACCAGGCTAAAGAACTTAGACGTATTGCTAAAGAAGAAGAGCATGAAGCTAAAATGATGAAGCATGGTGGTAAGGCTCACATGAAGAAAATGGCTCATGGCGGTAAAGCTGAGTCAATGGGTCCTCGTACTATGAAAGAAGACGTTGAAAAAGGTTCTAATAAACATGGTCGTTTTGGTGAGTCTAAAGTTGAAAAACATGGTCACACAGAAGATCGTCATCCTAAGATGAAAGGTAATACTATTGGAGATGGTCCATTAGTCAATACCAAAAAACATGGTGGTCATGTAAAGAAGATGGCTCATGGTGGATCTACATCACATCGTGCTGATGGTATCGCTATGCGTGGTCATACTAAGACTAAATATTGTTAAGGAGAAATTGATGAAACCACATTTAACCAAAGAACACATGGAGCCAGAATCAGGTCCAGATATGAAGCGTCATGATGAGTTCATTTCTGAACATGAGACTGAATCTCATAAACATCACAAGCATCATTTTAAAAAGCATGCAGAACATCATCACCATCACATGGATCATGTTGAAAAAATGTGTTGGGGTGGTAAGGCTCACAAATGAGAGCCAGTCGTGGTATGGGAGCTATGAACCCATCCAAGATGCCAACTAAAAAGGTTATTCACAGAAAGGATAACCCTGATGCTGTTGCTATGTATGCAAAAGGTGGCGAGGTATGGGATAAGCCAAGACCAAAAGGTTTGGGCAAACCTAAAAAGTTAAGTTCAGCAAAAAAGGAATCGGCAAAAGCTATGGCTAAAGCTGCTGGTAGACCTTATCCTAATTTAGTCGATAACATGAGAGCTGCGAGGAAAAAATGAATTTATTTGAAAAAGCAATTGCATTTGTAAGAAGTGTTGGACATCGTTCAGAAGAACACAATTTAATTAATGATTTTGTTAATTATGTTGGCAAAGAAGTGTCTATTGTTGAAAACTTTTTAAAGTCAAAACAATTAGATGCGGATGATCAAGCTAGAGCTGTTGTGTCTAACTTTGTTGCAGAAATTGCACCAGTAGATCCAACACCAGTTTTAGTTGCTCCTCCTCCTGTTGTTCCAGAAGCTGCTCCAGAAATTGCTCCAGAGGCTACACCAACCCCACCAGCTGCGAGTTAATCATGGCTGAAAAATGGATACAGAACGCAATACACAGAGCTGGTGCGTTGCGTAAATCTTTGGGTGTTAAAGAAGGACATACCATTCCAGAGAAAAAGCTCGAAGCTGCTGCTAAAAAGCCTGGCAAGTTAGGACAACGTGCAAGGTTAGCAGAGACACTTAGAAAAATGCATAAATGACTACTACAGGCACCTCCGTATTTGATTTAAACATGAACGAACTCATTGAAGAGGCGTTCGAACGGTGCGGTGCTGAGTTAAGAAGTGGTTATGATTTTAGAACTGCAAGACGTTCTTTAAACATATTAACTGTTGAATGGGCAAATAGAGGTATTAATTTATGGACTGTAGAAGAGGGACAAATTCCTATGAATACAGGTCAGATTACTTATCCTTTGCCAATTGATACGATTGATTTATTAAGCCAAGTGATTCGTACTGGTACTTTGCAAAATCAAATTGATATTAATATTAGCCGTATATCGGAAGATACTTATTCAACATTGCCTAATAAACTGGCACAAGGTAGACCAATTCAAGTATGGATCAATCGCCAATCTGGGCAAGTTAATCCAACATCTTATACTTTGGTTGGAAATGGTTCTAATGGTAATGGTGGTATATCATCAACAGATACGACTATTCAGCTTACTCCATCTGATTTAACAGGATTAGCTGCAACTGGATATATCAAGATAGATAATGAGATTATTTACTATCCAAACGTATCTACAACGGCTGCACAGCTTATAAATTGTTATCGTGGACAAGCAGGTACAACTGCTTCTGCACATGCCTATAACGCCCCTATAAGCGTTACAAACCTACCTTGTATTAATGTCTGGCCTACACCAAATTCACCAGGCAGTCAGTATACATTTGTATATTGGAGATTGCGTAGAATGCAAGATGCTGGAACTGGTACGGCAACGAATGATATACCATTTCGATTTATATCTGCGATGGTTGCTGGACTAGCTTATTACTTATCTCAGAAAATTACTGGGGTAGATCCTGCTCGTATAGCGATGTTAAAAGCTGATTATATGGAACAATGGACATTGGCTTCTGATGAAGACAGAGAAAAAGCTGCTATTCGTTTTGTTCCAAGAATGGGATTCTATGGTGGAGCAGGTAGATAATGCCAAACAAATATTCATCTGGCAAATGGGCAATTGCCGAATGTGACCGATGTGGTCAACGGTATATGTTGAAAGAGTTAAAAAAAGAAATTATTAAAACCAAGTTATTTAATATTAAAGTTTGTCCTGAGTGTTGGGATCCAGATCATCCACAGTTGAGTTTAGGTTTATATCCTGTAAATGATCCACAAGCTGTGCGTGAACCAAGACCTGATGTAAGTTATCAAGCAAGTGGAACAACTGGACTATTTACGAATCCATATGATCCAAACGTAAATAATGTTGATAATCTTGGTTATGTAAATGATGGTAGTAGACAAACGCAATGGGGTTGGAATCCAGTTGGAGGGGCTAGTTATTTTACAGATGCATTTGTTCCCAATGACTTGAATTTAGTGATTACAATAGGTAAAGTAACAATATTAACAACTTAGGAGTTAACATGGATAAGAAACAAGTAGTAAAGATTGCTGATAAAGAAGCTGCAAAAGAAGTTCATAAACATGAACATCATATGCATAAAGGCAAGCCAGTTACTAAAATGGCTAAAGGTGGAGTGACAAGCAAGGCGATGAAAGCAGTAGGTCGCAATTTAGCTCGTGCTCATAATCAAAAAGCAGGGAGCAAATAATGGCTACTCAAGTTAAACCGACTACTAAGAATAGTCCAAAGATTACGATTGGTAAAAATAAATTTGCTGAACCAGCTGAGGCATATGCCAATCCACATACCAATAAAGAAAAGCATATTACTGGTCAAGAAGTGATGGATCGTGGAACTTATGCTCGTGAAAAAGCTGCCAAAGATGTAAACATCAAAGATCCTATTAAGGGTGGAGTAAGTTACGGCATGGCAGTAGAAAAAAAAGATGGTATTGAAATGCGTGGAGCTGGTGCAGCAACTAAAGGAAAAATGAGTAGAGGGCCAATGGCGTGAATTACGAGCAGCTCTTTAACACGATACAAGCGTATTCTCAAAATACGGAGTCTACGTTTGTTGCTTACATTCCTACATTTATTCAGGAATGTGAAGAGCGTGTTTATAACTCAGTTCAGTTTCCATCATTACGGAAGAATGTAACAGGTAGTTTAACGGCAAGTAATCCTTATTTATCTTTACCAAACGATTATTTGGCTACATTTTCTTTGGCAATTATTAATCCAACAACAGGTAATTATTCTTATCTTTTGAATAAAGATGTGAATTATATTCGTGAGGCTTATCCCAATCCTAATTCAACTGGAACTCCATTTCATTATGCTTTATTTGGTAATCAGTTTTCTAATCCTAATGAGTTGTCGTTGATTATTGGACCAACACCTGATATGTCTTATGGTGCTGAATTGCATTATTTTTATTATCCAGCATCAATTGTTCAAGGAATTATTTTAAGCATAGCATTAACAAGTGCTGGAGCTAACTACATACCAGGATTTTATCCTAATGTTCCTTTTCAATATTATTCTACAAGTGGTAATCAGTCTGGCGTTGGTGGATATGGTGATGTATTGGTAGGAACAAATGGTTCAATTACTTCTGTTCAATTGCAAAATGGCGGTAGTTTTTACAATGCTAGTGATGTATTAACAGTCAATACTACTTATTTAGGTGGTAGTTCTACTGCATCTGGATTTAGTTTTAATGTGGTAACAGTTAATAATTCTAATGGTCAAAGTTGGTTAGGTGATAACTTTGATCCAGTTCTTTTATATGGATCTATGCGAGAGGCTATGATCTTTATGAAAGGTGAACAAGATATGGTTAAATATTATGAAGACAAATATCAAGAAGCTCTTCAATTAGCCATTCGTCTTGGTAATGGTATGGAGCGTGGCGATGCGTATAGGGATGGCCAGACTAAACTTAATACTAATCTTAAAGGTAATGTAATCTCATGATAGTTCAAACATCATGCACAGTTTTTCAACAAAACCTTTTAAGTGGTTTAGAGAACTTTTCTGCATCTACTCCATATACTTATAAGATTGCTTTATATAATGCCAATGCTAATTTAGGGCAGTCTACAGCGGCATATACCACGGTTAATGAGGTAGTTGGAACTGGTTATACAGCAGGTGGAAATATTTTAGTTATTTCAACATTTCCGACACAAAATACACAATATAATGTAAGTTATGTATCGTTTAATAATGCAGTTTGGAACCCAGCATCCTTTACTACAAGAGGAGCATTAATTTATAATGCAACTACAGGAGCAGCGTGTTTTGTATTAAATTTTGGATCAGATAAAACTTGCACTACTAGTTTTACAGTACAGTTTCCAACAGCTTCATACAATAGTGCAATATTAACGATTGGAACCAATACAGGCAGTCTTAACTATAGCAGTCCAGATTAGGAGAAATTATGACAAACGAATTAGCCAGCTGCGGTGATAACGCTGTAGCAACATTACAAGCAAATGTAACTATTCCTGAAGGAATGGGCGTAGAAGGACATTACCACGTTGAGTGCCGTGATGCAAACGGTAACTTAAAGTGGACAGAAGAATTTCCTAATTTAGTTGTTGCTGTAGGTAAACAGTTAATGCTGGATACTTTATTAAGAACATCAGGAACATATACAACAGTTGGACCATTCTTGGGCTTGATTGGTAACAGTACAACATTTGCAGCTACCGATACAATGGCTTCACATACATGGACAGAGTTTGTTAATTACACAGTTAGTGGTTCAGCAGTTCGTGGAACGGCAGTATTTGGTGCGTCTACATCTACAGGCTCAACACCATCTAACGTGACAACATCTTCAGCAACAGCGATTACTTATACAATTACTGGCGGTGGTGGAACAGTTTATGGATGTTTCTTAGTAACAGGTTCAGGTGCTGTTAGTACACAAAGTTCAACGGCTGGTACACTATATTCAGAAGGTAATTTTGCAGTTGCTAAAGCAGTTACGGCAGGTGATACTGTAAGTGTTTCATTTTCAACCACTGCAACGTCTTGATTTTAAACAGATTTTTAGGAGCGTCATATGGCGTTGACATTAAAAGACCGTGTTTTAGAAACAGCAGCAGCACCAGGCACAGGGGCGGTTACGCTATTAGGTGCCGTAACAGGTTATCAGACTTTCTCTGCTGCGATAGGTAATGGTAATACTTGTTACTACACAATTGCTGACCAGTCTGGTGCAAACTGGGAAGTTGGTATTGGCACATATTCATCATCAGGAAATACGCTTGCTCGTACAACGATCTTATCGTCATCTAACGCTGGCTCTACTGTTAACTTTGCTTCAGGTACACAGAACGTATTTGTAACTTATCCTAGCGAGAAAGCAGTTTATTTAGATGCATCAGGAAACGTACAACCGTCTTTAGGAACAGCAACATTTAGTTCTATTACTGACTCAGGACTCACAAGTGGTCGAGTAACGTATGCAGGTACAAGTGGATTATTACAAGATAGTGCTAATTTAACATTTAACGGCACAACATTAACGGCTAATACGCTTAATTTAACTAATGCTCTTGGTGTTGCTTATGGTGGCACAGGATTAACAACATTAACATCAGGATATATTCCTTACGGAAATGGTACAAGTGCTTTTAGTTCTAGTAGTGGATTAAAATTTGATACAACAACATTAACTATAACTGGTTCTAGTAGTGCAGGTGAATTAGCAATAAGAACTGGTGATACTTCAACAAATGTAAGTTATTTAACTTTTGGAACTACAAGTTATAACAGAAGTCAAATTCAGGTTGGTGGTTCAGCATTAACTGATGGTTATATGGCTTTTTTAACCGAATCAGGTGGTTCTAATAATGAAAGGATGCGTATTACATCTACAGGTAATGTAGGAATAGGTTCAACTTCTCCAACCAACGGACAATTAGTAGTTTCAAATGGTTCATCTGTTAATCAAATATCGCTTGATACTGCTAGTACTGCTACTTATGGATACTTCAACATTGGTTTCTTTAATAATGGTGCTTTTATTGGCACAACAGCAGGAAGTAACACAGCATCAAACATTTTAAGGTTTGGTAACAATGGCGAGCAAATGCGTCTTGATGCATCAGGCAATCTAGGACTTGGAGTTACTCCTAGTGCTTGGGGTGGAAACAACAAAGCCATTGAAGGTGTTGCCTATGGTAGCGGGCAATTTTATTTGGCATCAGGTGCATCAGGCGTTGTATCAAACGCATATAACAACGGCACAAACTGGATTTACAAAACAACTCAATACGCAACAAATTACTGGCAATTTCAAGGTCAGCATCTCTGGTATAACGCACCATCAGGCACAGCAGGAAACGCTATAACATTTACCCAAGCAATGACTTTAAACAACTCAGGTCAATTGCTAGTAGGAACTACAACAGCTTATGGAAGTTCAAAATTAGTTGTTTGTCCTACAACAACTCCGACATCAGGAACAGATGGAAATACTCAAATTCAAATTGGAGAGGCTACTTCAAATACTGGTTATCACCTTAATTTAGGCTATGGAAATTTTAGTGGAAGTTATTATGGTTATATTCAAGCTATAGCTGGAGGTTCAAATACACCGTTATTATTACAGCCTTCAGGTGGTAATGTAGGAATAGGTACAAGTAGTCCAGCATCATTATTAAATGTAGTTGGTGGTAGAACATATCTGTATGGAAATAGTGAAGCCTATGCATTAAAACTAACTTATAACAGTTCAACTGCAGGATTTTATTTAGGCTCTCCTTCTGCAAACACTTTATCTTTTTCTAATGATTCAGGAACTGAATTTGCAAGAATTGATTCATCAGGCAATCTAGGACTTGGAGTTACTCCTAGTGCTTGGAGTGGAAAAGCATTTGAAACTCCTGCTGGTGGTATTTTAGGTTATTCAACAAGCTCTATGAATATGACGCAAAACGCATATTTTAATGGAACAAATTGGATTTATAAAAATACAGCAGCAGCTACATATTATGGACAAGGTGCATCAGGTGCAGGTCAGCACGCTTGGTATACAGCACCATCAGGCACAGCAGGAAACGCTATAACATTTACCCAAGCCATGACTCTCACAAATAGTGGAACTTTATTTGTTGGTCAAACATCAGCAGTAGTTAATGAAAATGGTATGGGAGTTTCATCTTCTCAAACAAGTGGTGGTTCTGGTGTATTAAATGTAACAAATACTGCATCTTCCTCTGCTGATAATTCTCCACCTGTGGTTATTTGCAAAGCAATGACAACTACATCATCATCTGCTAGATTTGTTCAATTTTACGCTAACACAACAGCAACTCCTATGGGTGGCATTGTAGGAAATGGTGCTTCAAATGTACAATTTGCTTCAATATCTGATGCAAGAGAAAAAACTAATATTGCACCTATTAATGGTTCTTTAAATAAAATTCTTGCATTAAAACCATCTTCTTTTGATTGGATTAAAGATGGTTCTCATGTAAATGCTGGTTTTATTGCTCAAGATGTTCAAACAGTATTTCCAGAGTTTGTTGTTGAAAATATGGCAAATGAAGGTGAAGAACAAAGATATGGATTAACTGGTGGTATGAATGGTGGAATTATCGCTCATTTAGTAAGTGCTATCCAAGAACTTAAAGCAGAATTTGACGCATATAAGGCTACTCATCCATGATTACTCAAGAAATAGTTAAACATTATTTTGAACTTAAAGATGATTGTCTTTATTGGAAAAATGTTGTTCATTTAAATCAATCAAAATTAATAGGTCAAAAAGCTGGGTTTATTCATCTCACAGGTTATCGTCATATTACATTTATGGGCAAACAACACAAATCTCATAGATTAATATGGTTATATGTTTACGGTTACTTGCCTAAAGAAATTGACCATATTAATGGTGACAGGCAAGATAATAGGTTAAAAAACTTGCGTGAAGTTACTCGTAGTCAAAATCAATTAAATAAGTCTTTAGCAAAAAACAATACATCAAGAACAAAAGGTGTATCTTGGCATAAAAAAAGTAAGTCATGGACTGTTCGATTATCTGTTGATAAGCAATCTAAAAACATAGGTTATTTTAAAGATTTAGAATTAGCCGAGCTTGTTGCCATTGAAGCTCGTAATAAATATCATGGTAATTATACAAAGATAGGAGTTTAATATGTCATCGCAAATTTTATGGAGCATAGACTGGATGGACGCTAGTACACAAACCATTAATGGTCATTCAGAAGTAGTATTAACAGCAGGCTGGAGATGCACAGGTACAGAATCAAATACAGCAACTCCCCCTGTAGAATTTACAAACAGCGTATATGGCACTTGTACATTCCCTGAGCCAGCAGAAGGTGGTTCATTTACACCTTACAGTTCGCTAACTCAATCACAAGTTGTTGGATGGTGTTGGAGTTCAGGTGTAGACCAAACTGCTACTGAAGCTGCTGTAAACACTAATTTAAACAATTTAATTAATCCAACAGTAACACAGCCACCGTTACCTTGGGCACAGTCTTAATTTTAGGGTAAGCCATCAGCCCTTTTTGGTGGCAATTTATAGGAGAATGAAATGAGTGAAAACACGAAAAAAACTCAAATCACGATAGACAATGTTGAATATAACTTTGAAGATTTAACTAACGAGCAGCAAGTGCTATTTCAGCATTGCATCGACTTAGACCGTAAAATAAGTTCCGCTCAGTTTAACCTTGATCAGTTGAACGTGGGTAAAAATGCTTTTATGGAAATGCTCAAAAAATCTTTAGAGACAAAACCTGAAGTAACAAACTAATATGTTTGGAATCACCCCTTTTGCTAAGGTTTCATTTGCTGCAATTGGGGTGGCATTTGTTGTAGCAACAACAGAAGATGTTGGAGTTGCCGATTCTCAAGTTTTCGCTGCTCAGTATGCGGAATCTATTACTGAAACAATAACTCAGATATTTGATGTACAAAGTGAGCAGGATAACTTCTTTGAGGGTATAGTAGAAACCCTAACTTCTAATGACTCAAGTACGCAGGCTTCCGCATTTCTAGAATCACAAACCGAAAACATCACAAGTGCTGAGACAGAAACAATTACCGCTCAGTTTTCCGTAAGTGATACAGAAAACATAAACCTAGCAGATACGCCAAGTATCAATGCTCAGTTTAGCGTAAGCGATACAGAAAACACAGGCATAGCCGATTCTAGTACACAGGCTTCATCTTTCTTAGAATCACAGACAGAAAATATTACTCTTGCAGATACAGAAGCGGCAAGTATTCAGTTCCAATTCACCGTTACTGAGCCAATTACTAGTGCAGAGTCAGAGTCTATATCCGTCCAGTTTAGTGCGACGATTGTAGAAGCATGGGGGCAAACACCGTATAGCGTTCCTCAACAGCCTAGTATTGCTTCATTTGCTATGGCAGGAAGTCCGTTTGCAGGTAGTTTTAATACTGTTGGATTCTTGGAAAACCCATCTTATGTGGTACAGGCTAACCTATTAGATTCAATTACTGAAAACGCCACAATAACTGAAACTGAAACAATAACAGCTCAGTTCCCACTAAGCATAGCCGAAAACACAACGGTACTAGATACGCCAACAATCACCGCTCAATTCTTAGAAAGTTTAAATGAAAACTTTGGTATTGCTGACTTTAGTACACAGACATCATCTTTTATAGAAAGCTTAACTGAAGCAACNACAATCGCTGAAGTTGAAACAATNATTGCTGGGTTTGTGGAAAGTATAGTTGAGCCGACTACATTAAATAATTCACAAAGTATAACCGCCCAGTTTGTAGAAATAATTGCTGAAGCGATAACAGTAGTCGATTCTAGTACCCAGCAGTCTAATTTCCTTGATAGTATTGTTGAAGCCTTTACTATTTTAGACTCGCAAATTACATCAGGTTGGATTAGAATTGATGATAGTGAAACAGCTAATTGGGGTTTTAGGAATCAAATAATTAATGAGATTGGCGGATTTGCAACAAGTACATTTGCTGGTACGCCATTTGCAGGGGATTTAAATTTTTCAAAAGTTGTACCAAATCCAATTATTGATGTCAACATTCCAAATTGGGCTACGATTAACAATACAGAAAATGCAAGTTGGAATTATAGAAATCAAATAATTAATGAAATAGGTGGGTTTGCTACTTGTACTTTTGGAGGTGCACCATTTGCAGGATATTTGAGTTTTTCAGGTATTGTGCCTAATCCAATACTAGATCAAAATACACCAAGCTGGGCAGGAATAAGTAATAATCAAGCAACAAACTGGGTATTAATTAACAATACACAATAAGGAAACATTATGGCAGAATCGTATTCAACCTCATTAAAACTCACCATCATTGGAGCTGGTGATTTAGCTGGCACATGGGGTAATGTAACCAATGCAAATCTTGGTACCCTGCTTGAGCAAGCCATTACTGGTGTACAGGCTATTAATATTTCAGGATTAACCACTTATACATTAACAAATATTAACGGTGCATTAGATGACGCTAGAAATGCAGTTCTTGTATTTCAAGGAGGAACTTCAGCTTGTACAATTACTTGCCCAGGTGGTTCAGCCAATAAAGTGTATGCAATAGTAAATCAAGGATCTTATCCAATTACTATGTCTGCATCTGGCGGATCTACAACATTAGTAATTCCAGGAGGAATGACAGCTCAAGTTTATTTAGATGGAACTAATCAAAGCGGTAGTGGAGTTGGCGTATATTCTCTTTTAAATGGTGTTCCTGGAGATTTTAAAGTAGTTGGTACATTAACGGCTTCTGGCGAAACGGATACAGGAAATATGTCAGTAGGTGGAACTTTAAGTGTTACAGGAACCACAACATTAAGTGGAACATCAACAGCACCTACGCCATCCCCAGGAGACAATTCTACAAAAATAGCAACGACTGCTTTTGTTAATAACATAACAGGTTCTTTAGGAACCATGTCTCAGCAAAACGCCAATAGTGTAGCGATTACAGGCGGAAATATTAACAGCACTATTATCGGTAATTCTACAGCTGCGGCAGGAACATTTACAACACTTGGTGGCACAACGATAACGGCATCAAGTCAATTTTCAGGACCAGGAACTGGACTTACAGGAACAGCGGCAAGTCTTTCCATTGGTGGAAATGCTGCAACAGCAACATCTGCAACATCTGCTACAACCGCTACAAACGCCACTAATGCAACTAATGTAGTATCAGGTGGAACAATAGCAAACAATGTAACAGCAACTACGCAGTCATCAACTGATAATTCAACCAAAATAGCAACAACAGCTTTTGTTCAAGCTGCTATGCAAATACTATATCCTGTAGGTTCTATATATACATCTACAGTTAGTACAAACCCTAATACCTTGTTTGGTTTTGGAACATGGGTAGCATTTGGTGCTGGTAGGGTAATGATTGGACAAGATGGTAGTTCATTTATTGCTGGTGCTACAGGTGGTAGTGCTGATGCTATTATTGTTTCACACACCCATACATTTTCTGGAACTACAAATACAGGAAATGCAAATATATCACAAAATGCAGGTGTATATGGTAATAACGGAACTGTTTATGGACCATTTAGTTCATATGCAGGATACGGTAGTATTGCTCCTGCACAGGCAACAATTTCAGATAGCGGTCATACACATACTTTTAGTGGAACAACTGCATCACAAGGGTCTAGTGGAACAAATGCAAACTTACAGCCATATATTGTAGTTTATATGTGGAACAGGACAGCGTAAAAATAGTGAATGCCAGACATAAACCCTATTGCCGAAGGAGCAAAGTCTTTAGCTGAGAGCCTTGAACAAAGTAGAGAGGCTGGAAAGAAGCTCACTAAAAGCATTGAAAATATTCAACGTGATGGAACAGAGGTCGCTTTACAGGAATTAGAAGCACGAAAGAAGCACAAGATTCACGAAGAAGCAATGGAGAACTCGATGATATATCGAGCAATCCAAGAGTATCAAAATCAAAGTGCAATTATAGAAGCAGAAAATCAAGCCGAACGAGAGTTTAAAGCCAAGTATGGTGCTAAAGAATGGAGTAAGGTATTAGAGTTAAAAGCAGTAGTAGAGAAGGAACATCAAGAAAGTAAAAAGTATTACGGACATAAGTTGGAAGACGTAAGGCGAATTCAGTTTTATTGTTGGTTTGCTGCGTTTATTATTACTTGTTTGTTGTTTTATTTTAATCTTGTATGACATGGGCAACCATTTGGTTCATTGTTTATTTAATTGAGTTGTTCATCTGGGCAAATGTATGTTATTTGCATTTTGAAGAAAAGTTATATAAGAAACCAAAACCAAAATTTGATAAAGAACATAAGGTGTTAGTACGAACCAAGAAAGATATAGTCCGTGGATGATGAACTGTTTAAATGGTGGACAATGATGGCATTAATTTGTATGATGTTAATTATTCTTTTAAAGGATTGATATGGAGTGGCTTGCACAAATAGCACCAGGCATTGCAACAGCATTAGGTGGACCACTAGCAGGACTAGCGGTTACTGCTATCTCAAAAGCATTGGGAGTTGATGAAAAAGACGTACAGTCTACGATTGACTCTGGTAAGTTAACTGCTGACCAATTAGCCAGTCTAAAACAAGCTGAAATAGATTTACAAGCAAAGGCACAGGAGTTAGGACTTAACTTTGAAAAGTTAGCCGTAGATGACCGTAAATCAGCTAGGGATATGCAAACAGCAACTCATTCATGGATTCCACCATTACTGTCTCTTTTAATTACTGCTGGATTCTTTGGAATCTTATTTGCATTAATGATGGGTTATGCCACCAAGTCGGATGAATTGATGATTATGTTAGGTTCATTATCAACGGCTTGGGTTGGTATCATTTCTTTTTACTTTGGTTCATCAGCAGGTAGTCAAAAGAAAGATGAACTATTACATCAGAGTACACCAACAACATGAAAGAAAATTACGAATCTGCATTAGCACACGTTCTGAAGAGTGAGGGATTATGGAGTGATAACCCAGCCGATCCAGGTGGTGCTACGATGAAAGGTATAACCCTTAGTGTTTATCGTGAATGGAGGCGAAATACGCACATTACCAAAGAAGAACTTAGGGTAATTCCTGATGAAGAAGTGTATAATTTATACAAAGAACTTTATTGGAATAAGGTACAAGGTGATAATCTCCCTGCTGGTGTTGACTACGCCGTATTTGATGCTGCTGTTAATATGGGCGTGGGTAGGGCTGCCAAACTCATACAAGAGGCGGCTGGAGTTACTGCGGATGGCGTGTTGGGACCTGCGAGCGTATCGGCTATTCAAAAGACTGAAGCTAAAGAATTAATTGAAAAGTTCAGTCAACTAAAAGAAGAATTTTATAGATCGTTAGGTACTTTCCCTACGTTTGGCGTAGGTTGGTTACGTAGAGTTGCTGAAGTAAAAACATTTTCTGAATCCATGTTAGGGTAAACCCTATGCCTTTACGCAAATTAACTTTAAAGCCTGGTTTGTATCGAGAAGGCACAAATTATTCCAACTCTGGTGGTTGGTATGATGGTGACAAAGTTCGATTTCGTGCTGGGCTACCTGAAAAAATTGGTGGCTGGACACAAGTTAATTCAAACACATTCAATGGAATAGCAAGATCATTATGGGTGTGGTCAAGTGCAACAACAGGTATTAGTAATAACTATATTGGTGTAGGAACCAGCACAAGTTATTATTTGTATTTTGGCGGTATCTACAATGATATTACACCGATTATTCAAACAGATACATCGGTTACTATAACAACCAATGGAACAACTACTGTTACTTTAACAGACAATTCATATAGTCCGAATGTAGGGGATTACATTAATTTTTCTACTTCTTATACGGTAGGTGGATACACTTTCTTTGGTAATTACCTTGTTACATCAACGCCTACTTCTACAACTTATACAATTACTGCAACAAGTGCACCATCGTCTGCAAGTGCAACCGTTACTGTTAATTATTTATATCCAAGTGGATTAAGTACTTATACAACAGGTACTGGATGGGGAGCAGGATCTTGGAGTGGAACTACAGGTTTTTCTACAGTTAATTTAACCAATCCTTTTACTACAACTGCAAGTAGTTATGTTGTTTCAGTTACGCAAACAGCACATGGCTTAACAACAGGTAATTCAGTATCTTTTTTAAGTGTAGCTTCCTCTGTTGGTGGAATACCTAAAGGTATCTTACAGCAGTCATATGCAGTAACAGTAACAGGAGCAAATACATATACTATAAATGTAACGGCTGCTTGGTCTCCTAATGCGGTAACTTCAGCAACAGGTGGTGGAGCAGTTACAGTATTTATTCCAGCCACATCTTCTACATCAACACCATCTGCCAT